ATCTATGAATGATATTACTGCTAACGGGAACATAGTTAAGTTCGCAGTAGATGATACCTTCTTACGCGCCGATGCTATGTCGCGTTTAGATGTAACAGAAAAAATGTTAAATCTTGGATTAATAAATATAAGCCAAGCTAAAGAGATGGAAGATCTAACCCCAGAAGGTAATGAGAATCCAGAAATAGATGAGGTAATAGACTAATGGAAAAGATTACACACTTAACTTTCGCTAGCGATATCGAAAGTAGCGATACAGGCCGTAGGTTAATTTCTGGGGTCGTATTGCCATTTAATAAAATTGGTTCGACTAGCGCAGGCCCGGTAATTTTTGAAAGTGGTAGCGTTGAAATCCCAGAAGCGCGCCGCATTAAATTACTAGCACAGCATAATCAGATGGATCCAATAGGCCGCGCACAAAGTTTCAAAGTTACCCAAGATGCTATCTATGGCACGTTCAAAATTAGCGCTAGCTCTAAGGGTACAGATTATTTAACTCTAGCCCAAGAAGAATTAATAAGCTCTTTATCTATTGGTGTAGATGTATTAAAAGCAAAAGAAAACTCAGACGGCGTACTAGTCGTATCTAGCGCAGTTATGAAAGAAGTTTCCTTAGTCGAATCCCCTGCGTATGCAGATGCGATCGTAACTAAGGTAGCCGCTAGCGAAAGCGAAGCGGAAGAAGTACCAACCCAACCAACTACCGAAAGTGAGGCTATCTTGGACGTAAAAGCTCCAGAGCCAACAGATACACCGGCAGAAGCTACTACTCCAACTGTAGAAGCCGCACGCCCAATAATTACAGCTCCATATAATTCACAAACTGTAAGACACGGCATTACTTCAATGGGCCGCTACACAGAGCACAAAATTAAGGCATCACTAGGTAACGATGAATCTAGATTATGGGTTCAAGCCGCAGACGATAGCTTTACTACTAACCCAGCGTTTTCTCCTAACCAATATCTACGCAACGTAGTTTCTAATACAAACTTCGGACGTAGCACAATCGACGCATGTACTAAGGCGGCTCTACCGTCCGAAGGTATGAACGTAATCGTGCCTACACTCGTAACTTCTGCCGGTGGCGGAAATGGTGTAGCACCTGTAGTAACTGTAGAAGCCGAAGCCGGTGCAGTACAAAATACCGGAATGGTAACTGAGTACATGACCGCAACAGTGGCTAAGTACGCAGGTATGAACACAATGTCAATCGAGCTCATAGAGCGATCTGGGCCGGCCTTTTATGACCAATTGACTTTGCAGTTACAGAGAGCGTATCTAAAATCCACTAACCAAGCTGTAATTACTTACCTAACAGCTAACTCCACTAATGCGGCTACTACAGCTGCAACAGCGGCAGGATTAATCTCATACGCTTCAACTGAGCCGGTAGCGGCATACACAGGTACTTCATACTTCGCACAGAATTATGTAGGTGGTACTTCACACTGGAGCACACTATTAGGCGCCGTAGATACTACTGGCCGTCCAATCTTCAACGCACAGTATCCAATGAACGCAGCTGGCGTAGCTTCACCTACAGGAATTAAGGGCAACGTACTAGGCCTTAACTTCTCTGTAGATGTAGATCTACCTTCTACTACTATCGATGGATCTGCATTTATCATCGTGCCAGAAGCCGTAACAATTTTTGAATCCCCAACGGCTTACATGAGCGTTAATGTAGTTTCAAATCTACAGGTTCAAGTTGCTATCTATGGCTTCATGGCTCCGCTAGTAACAATGACACGCGGCGTACGTACTTTCAACTTAACCTAATAAAACCGTAAAAATCTCTAGGGCTTAGTAGCCCTTAGCCCTAGAGAGCTATTAGCAAAGGAGTAGAGATGGCCGCAACGTATGTAACGGTCGCTGAGTTACGCGCCGATCTTGGGATAGGTACGCTCTACTCCGATGCAACCGTAGAAGAAGTGTGCCAAACGTCGCAAGATTTATTAAATCAATATCTATGGTTTAACAGTGCTCCGGTAGTAGCCACTTCTATATCTAATAACGTCGCTACTGTAATGCTAGCTAATCCCGGTATATTCGTAACTGGTCAATCTGTAACTATAACCGCCAGCGGTGCTACCTATAATGGCACTTATACTTTAACCGGCACTATTCCCTTCTCAACTGGCACAGCCAATTTACTACCTGCGATCTGGTGGAATTGGGCTTATCAAACTTATCCAAGCGGATATAGCTTTATTCAATATGCTAAAACGGCGGCCGATGACCCTTTCCATCGAGTAATGCCGTATGGCACGTGCACCGGGCCCGATCACAAATCAGCCAGCTATGCGAATACTCCGGCTATCCGTCAAGCCGCGATGATTATCGCAGTAGATATATGGCAGGCCCGGCAGACTTCACAAACAGGAGCTAACGGCATGGACGGCTATACACCGTCGCCGTATAAAATGGGTTACCAATTAATAAATCGAGTACGTGGATTAATCCAACCGTACGCTAATCCCCTTGCACTTATAGGCTGATATGCCAGCCGCGATAACAACTTTAAGAGGCACGCTAGCTACAGATCTAGCTAATGCCGGTGTCTGGAGCACATTCGCATTCCCAGCTCCAACATTATTAGCTAACAGCGTATCTATAATCCCGGCGGATCCTTATGTAACGCCGACTAATAACGATAACGCAACTATCGCACCACTCGCTTCATTTCAGATTTTAATCGCTGTACCTGCCTTCGATAATCAAGGCAACCTAGCAAGTATCGAAACATTTTTAGTAGCTGTATTTCAAAAGATAGCGGCTTCTAATTTAGCACTAACAGTTACTAGCGTATCCGCTCCGTCGATCTTAAACGCGGCTAGCGGTGATCTTTTAACTTGCTCGATCAATATCTCAACACTCACGACTTGGAGCTAATCAAATGGCAGATGAATACGATATAAACGAAAATAACTTTCTGGCTCGAATAGGTCAGATAAAAGAAACACCTAAATCTAAAGCTGCGCCAATCGCAGAGAAAGAGGAGTAATCATGGCAGTAATGCTCAATTCTAAGGTTGGCGTGAAAATCGCTACTGTAGATATTTCCGATCACGTATCAAGTGCAACACTTTCACAAACTTTTGACGAGTTAGAGATCACCTCACTTGGGGATACAGCTCATAAGTTTACTAAAGGCCTAGAGGCTAGCACGCTATCTCTAGACTTCTTTAATGATTTTGCAGCTTCACAGATCAGCACGTTATTACAAACTAATTACGGCTCAACTGTAACCGCTGTATTAATCCCAGAAAAAGGTACAGCTGTAAGCGCTACCAATCCGCTTTACACTGTATCGATTTTAATCAATAACGTAACCCCAATTTCGGGCGATGTCGCAAGCATTAACGCGAGCTCGATTTCCTTTACATGTAACTCCACTGTTGCATACGCAACTACTGGCACCTTCTAAGGAGCACTAATGGCAAAGCTAAAGATAACAAGGGCTAACGGCGAAACTACTGAACACAAAATTACGCCGGGTGTCGAATACGCTTTTGAAATTAAGCGAGGCATGGGCATAAGTAAAGCTCTGCGTGAAGATGAAAAGCAATCCGATATTTACTGGCTTGCTTGGGAATGTTTACGCAGGGCCAATATAACCGTGCCTACCTTCGGTATTGACTTTATCGACAGCTTAGAAACTGTTGAAGTAATGGACGAAGAAAAAAAATAATACAGCGGGATTCGATGACGTACACGATAGCGGCGCTATCTTGCGAACTCGGGATACCGCCTAAAGATTTTATCGATATGGATCCGCAGATGCTTGAAGCAATTATTCAAGTATTACGAGATAGAGCTAAGGAGATTAAAAATGCCGCAAGTAAAACCGCTCCACGTGGTCGGCGTTAATGATCTTCTAAAAGGCTTGAACTATATAGATGAAGATATGAAAGAAAAGATAAGTGCGGCTATTAGGCCTGCGATGTTAGGTATTAGAAACAAAGCTAGAGGCTTCGTACCTTCTAATAGTGAAGTGTTATCCGGCTGGACTAGACAAGCTAACGCTCGCCCAGATTACAGGCCGTTCCCACGCTTTGATTCAGCTATGGCTAAAGCTGGTATCGATTATCGCGAAGGTGAAAATAGGACTAATAAAAATGGCTTTAGAGTAAGTAACTACGTTTATAACGTAAATCCCGGTGGATCAATTTATGAAACTGCCGGCAGATTAAATCCAGAAGGCCGTGCTCCATTTATGCGAGTATCTTCGGGTGAAGGTGGAAGCGTAGAAGGTTACGAAGGTAAGTCCAGAGGTAGAAGGCGATCTACTAGAACTTATAGCTCGGCTAACCCTTTCGCTGGTTATCAATTCGTTACAGATCTACCGCCTGTAACTTCACAGCCTAAAATGAAAGATGTTAGATCCGGTGGCCGTAAAACTAAAGGTCGCTTAATTTACAGAGCTTGGGCAGAAGATAGTCCTAAGGTATATACCGCAATTTTCAAAGCTGTAAACGCAACAGTAGATAACTTTAATAAGAGCACAGAGATAAAAAGGTCAGCTGCATAATGGCCAATTTAATCGTATCGGCGTTAGCTACGTGGAATGGTAAAGCCCTTAATAAAGGTAAACAGGATATATCGGCGTTCGATAAAACAGTTACAAAATTGGGCCGCAGTATGGCGGCTACCTTTAGCGCTTATCAGATATTGGCTTTTAGTAAGAAGGCTATAAAAGCCTTTGCCGCCGATGAGAAAGCCGCAAAATCTTTAGCATTACAGTTAGAAAATACAGGTAACGCTTTCGCAATTACAGAAGTAGAAAGATATATAAAAGGTTTAGAAAAAACTTACGCAATACTTACAGACCTACGCGCTCCATTTCAAACATTATTAAACGTTACTGGGTCAGTTACCTTAGCCCAACGCACACTAGAAGCGGCCTTAAATATAAGCGCCGGTACAGGTGCCAGCCTAAATACGGTTATAGATGCTTTATCAGCTGGT